ATAACATGAAAATCTCTTTTAGCTTGTACATTATTTTCTTGCGAGTAAAAAAGTAACAAACATAATAAATCAATCCATTTATTTTTTGGTCGTATATATTCATGAGAAACATATTCATGCGTGATCAATTGCATCAGTGGCATGTATAAAAGAAAAACGCATACACTATACAAAAAATATTTTATGTCAATAAAAAATATTGAACACAATACAAGTAAATGTAAGACCCAAATTTTAAAATAAAAATAACCGTAAATTCTATAGATGTTTTTTAGATAATCAATCATAAAATTATTTATTACTGTATGCTACATGCTGTTTATTGTCAACCATAAAATAGCTCAATAAATATTGTCATGAATTTACTAATCAGTGGATGCAGTTTTACACATTGGCCCAAAGCTCCAGGAAGTACAATCAATATTTGTTGGCCTTCTGCTTTGCAAAAACTCAACAGCAATTTTAATATTACCAATCTGGCCGAACCCGGTGCCGGCAATCAGTACATTGCCAACAGCGTGGTCAATGCTGTGTTAACCAATCCAAATCATTATGACATGGTATTGGTCATGTGGTCTGGTGTATCTCGATTGGATTTTTTAACTGATTTAACCGATCCGGCTTGGCATCAATTGTTTGATAGCTATGGGTTTTATCGCCGTCTCGAACAGTGCCCTAACAAACTTGGCTATATTTTTTCTGGAGGTCAACTTGGGCCGTGGACAGAACACTCGGCGGCCAAACGTATGTTTGCTGAACAATACAAAGTGAGTGATCATACCAGTTTGGGCTATATCAATTTGATAGAAATTATAAAAACTCAAGAATTTTTAAAAAGTCAAAACATACCTTATCGATTCATGAGCTATGTTAACTATTGGACCACTGGAGAACATATCAGCCCCAATGGGGATTTTGGAGTAATGGGGTATCCAGAACTTAGACCATTGATTGATAGCATAGATTTTTCACCGTGGATTTTTCACCGTGATCGAGAATGCATTTACGATCTAGCAAAAGCGGCAGACGATTATCATGGAGATCAATTTCACCCCGGCATTACAACTCATCAACAGTGGGCTGATCTTGTGTACCAACAAATAACTTGTTGATCTGTTGCTGAACACGATCTATGCTGTACATAGTCCAATCGGTGTTCATTATCAGACTATAATTGTGTTCTAAAATATCATATATTTGGTTGTATATTGTTTGTTGATCCTGCGTGCATAACCAACGTACTTGTTCAAATGCTGCCGAATAACGAGCAGTGTCATCCTGGATTAAATCATAACTTTCGTCAATAATTCCGTCAAATGTCTTAAATCCCAGAGCTCTTAGATTGTGTAAAAACTTATATCCACTGAACACTATGAATAATCTTTTGTATATCATTGGTTTGGCAGTTTTTTCACTGAAAAAACTAAGAGTATTATCGTGGTCTGTTTCTGCTACAATACTATAAGCAGTATCATTGAATACCGCAGTTGGAATCACTTGACTCAAATGACATAGATGACCATGAAACTTAACATAGCCCATAGTTCCTGGTCCAGATTCGATCATTTCTGTATTGGGTTCCCAGATAAAATAATCTTTGGCATAAAAAACATTGTCATCCCAGTTACCGCCATAGGTCAGTATAAATTTATTGTCAAGCCCATGTTGTTTGACAGCATTGGCTACAAAATCTCTGTGAGGTTTTGGTGATCCCAACAACGCATCAAAGTATCGAGGTTTGGTTTGATAAGGACGATATTGTTCAATTACAGGTATTACCTCTGGATCTTTGTAAACAGTTGTAGTGGTTTTAAACCAGTCTCCCCAAAATATGATATTGCTCTGAATATTAGGTCGATCATTGACCGCACCTGGCTGAAGCCAATACACATTGGGTCTATGACATTGATCCCAAATAGTCCAATGATAATGATGTAGTTCACTTTCTAAAGTAAACACTAAATTGCTGGCATTGCTCAATCTAATAATTTTTTCTTCAAAGCTTTGGTAAGCTGCACAATTTTCATCTAACCAATCGCAATGCAATCTATGAGTGGTAATTGCTATTTTATAATCAGCTGATTGATCAATGTATTCTTTTTCGCTGTGTACAATTTTGTATTTTTGAGGAAATTGTAGTCTTGGGACCCACTCAAGATCTTGTATCTGACTGTCTGTATAAATTAATATCATTTGTAATTCTCTAAAAACTTATTTAAGTTACCGTATAATCTTGCCAACATAGCTTCTCTTGATCCAAACATCACAATCGTTACCGGAAGTTTTTTCTTTACTACTATATAATAAGGCATTTGCAGTTGACGATCCAGCTGTAACAACATTTGACGATCAAATTTTTCTAAGTCTATTTCCATATTGTAACTTTCGATATCCAACATATTTTTGAGTACAAAATATCCTATGTCTGTCAATCTAAGTCCGCCATTGCTACGAATATTGTACCACCACAACTTCATGCCACGGTCCGCAGTTTCTTCATGCCCATCGGGCAAGGCTGCAATCAAAGTTTCAACAAGTTTGAATTTGTCACGCACATCAAGGATAGATTCGGTCACCGGCCTTCAACAACACCACCGAGAATTTATCAGTTTTGAATTGTGTGTTGAGTTTTTTAGCTAAGTTAATAGCGTGTCCGGGATTTGAAAAACTTACTTTTTTGTATTTTGGCCCAGGGTATTGAACCAACATGTTGGAAGTTTTTAAGTTGATGGGTTTTGAGTCATAGAACACTGCCCAGATACCGTCGCTGCCTAGTACCTGTTCAGTTTTGTAAGTGCTTTTGTTGGTTTGTTCAACCAGCACATTGGGTTTTGGTCTACTCATCGTAATACTCCTATATTTTATTTATGCCAAAATATAGGTACTTTTAGAATGCGCCACCGTCCATGTTTACAGTAACAATCTCTTCTTGAGGTTGTACTATTGCTTGTTCACGTAAAGCCTGAAGCTCGATCAAAAGTCTAGTTAGATCTGCGTGTAAGGCCCGAGCATCAGTCATGCTCATTGTAAAGTCTTTTAATCCGCGACTTTCGTTGCCTTGCACACGGTCTACAAATCGTTGTAAGTGTACACTCATTCGTGTGACATCCTGGTAAATGGCTCAAGGTCAGGTGGTGTCCATCCTTCGGGTTTGAGAACTTTGCCATCTTCACGTTTACGAACCTTGCCAGTTTCCGGATCAATTTTGGCAAAGTTGGTGCGCATGACTTCGTTCCAGGCGCCTTCGGCATCTGCACCCATGCTGTGAATAGCACCAATGGTCACAACCAAGATATCAATCAGTGCATCTAGATCACCTTCATGTGTGACAGAGTCATCTAGTTCCTGGACTTCTTCTTTGATAAGATTGTAGTAGAGTTTGTATTGTTCGACATTCTCGCCCACAGTGGTCTGACCGCAGGCTTGCATAAATTTTTCTTGATCACGAAATGGATTCATTGGCTTGTTCCTTGTTATGAAATGGTCCGTGGTATTTGTAACGTTGCAGAGTGATCAACTTGGGATCTTGAACAGTCTTCCATGTTCGACCACGTTGAACTTGATACCACCCTGCAGCAAACCACGATTTAGATTTTTTACTTTTGGTATACAGTGGCAGTCTATGCTTTACATCCCAGATGGGATTGTATACTCGACCATGCGCCTGGTATCCGTGCACGTCATTGCCTACAGATTTCTTTTTTACAGCAGGCGGTTGTTCAAACACAATGTTGTGCAATTGCGTGACCATTTTAATGGTCTTGTATTGCTGCACAGTGTCATTGAGTCGAACCTGAAACCCACCGTCTTGGCAAGCTTCTACATTGCCAATTTTTTGTTCGTCCTGTTGTAGAATCCAAAACTGTTTGTCTACAACTGGTTTAGCTACGATCATTGAGAACTCCTTTGTATGTTTCATTCATCCAACGGCTGACAGTGTCAGCATGCTCGCTGAGTTTGTTGAGTTCAAACTTGCCACAGAATTTTAGAAAATGCATGCCCACTTGGCCCACATCTTGATGGCTGACTTGTTCCATGATGGCTGCATCTACCTCTGCTTTGACTTCATCAGGCTGGCATTCAAGATCAATCAACATGCGATTTCGTTCGTAGTCATCAAGAACTTTGTGTTCTTGTTGTTCGTGATCCACCCATCGTTGCAGCATGAGATTGTTCCAGTTATAGCCTTTTTTGTCACGATCTTCAAACGCCTCGGTCAATCCAACTCTGTTTTTACTGCCCTTGATTGGTGCACCGGGATAAGCCGAAAATACATTATCGCCGGCATCGCCCCGAACACACTTCAAAAACAGTGCCCACTTTTGATAATCCACAGGTGCTACAAACACAGGATCATGTTTGCCGACCTTGATCTTACTGTCGCTTTTGACCACAAAACTCAATGATTTTCCTTTGTCGTCCTCAACCCCGTTGACTGTGAACAAATAGTCATTGATGCCATTGTAGAGACGGACATTAGGTGCAACCAATTGCACAAAGTCTGAATCTGAGCTAACAATAACGTGTTCGTCTTGAGGGTGTAAGGCAATCCAACGAGCAATAACGTCATCTGCTTCTGCGGTGGCACAGCGAACAACGCTACAGTTGGTTTTAGTAGACAAGTATTTAGTCAGATTATCATAGGTTTCCCAGAACATTTTGTCTTCTTCAGCTTCGACGTCACTGAGAGCTTGTCGTGCTTCGGCACGG